GCGGCGGTGCGGATAGCTTTTTTAGCTAACCGCTTGCCTATTTGTTTACCGATTATACGAGTAAGCATTTATTTCTTTTTACCACCTTTTTTAGGTGGGCGTCCTCGTTTGGTTCCGTAAGTTCCTGGTCCTTTGGGCATGGTTATCTCTCTTTAAAAATTAAATCCTTTATTAACGACTTTAGTTCCTGCTCTAATTGGGTAAAGGTATTCGACTGCATACCGCAGAGCATCTGTCCAGTGCTCAACACCTTCTTTTTTGTCGATGGTGGCGCTGTCTGGATTTGACTCTACCCACTGAGTTCTTTCAAGTGATCTGACGGTGTTAACACATCTAGGATGCACAAGCATGTCAATATCACCATTGGCGTTTTTAAACTTTTTATTTACAGCTGCGACTGAGTCTATTATCGGTGGAGCTTTTGTGTGTGCTCTGGTGAGGATGCCGTGGGTCTCTAGGATCCTGAAATCTGTAACACCGACTGCAGCTGAAGTTTTTCGCGCCCTCCCTGACGGATCAGGATAAGCAGTGATTCTATGATCACCGTACTTAGCCTTAAGCGCTCCGGCAAGGGTTTCAGTATCGGGGTGGCCTTGCATCTCATCTAAGATGTGAACCTGATTACCCCGAATAGCAAAGATTACTGAGGCCATAATTCCAACGTTAAAGTCTATAGCAACATGAACGTCTTCTTTATCCTCAAAGGGTGGAAGGGACTTGTCAACATGCTCTTTACGATTGAACGTATAGAACACGTTATTCCCTGAGTCTTCAAAGCTTGCTGTATACTCTCTTGCAAACTTTAAAGGGTCTAATGTTAATTTGACTCTCTCGATTTCTTCTTCATCAAGAAACGGAGAATCAGCATAAGTGTAATGATAACTTTTCCAATCTTTATCTGTATCTTGTCTATTGTACATTTCAAAGAAGTAGTCATAACCACTGGGAGTACTGATTATTAGTGCTCTACCAGCGTTGGCTCCTAGCTTCTTAGCATTCATAGGAGACCAGCGAGTACTTACACAAGGTTGTATAATGGACTCCCAAGACTCCTTTAGGTTCATACCTGCACCTTTCCAAGAAGTAACCTCGTCAGCAACAACAAAGTATTGCCCTGTACCCCTCATCCGTTGTGATGCTTCATATGACCATAACTTTAGTTGTACATTATTAGGAAACCAAAATGTACCTGCTGCCTTACTGCTCTTATCAGCATAGTCTTCCATACCTAGTTGCCAAGCTATCAAGGGAAAATAAATATCTACAGCTTGAGAGTAAGTAGGAGCAATTAGCGCAACATTTTTGTTAGGCACATCTAAATCTAAATCCATTAATTCCTGTACAGCAATAATAGCAGCAGTAGCAGCTAAGTAAGATTTACCAAACCCCCTAGCAGCATTTACTACAGCATATCTACAATTTTTTTCTACAAAAAGATCTCTAATAACTTCTGACTGTTTTTCATGTAACTGAATATCTGACATTACTTCTTCCTATAAAACTTCTCCATACAATACTCACCATAAGGTATATATACTTTTAAGGGTTCTCTTACATATTCACAATTGTAGTTACACACTGTTACAATAGTACTAATATTGTATAGCCTTATATGTGTAGCCGTTATAGCAGATAATAAACACATAGTCCACATTAATTATCTTTACTAGCTATCTTTTCAACATAACCTTTTATATGTGATATGTTTTCATCTATTCTTGCCATGGATACCGCTTGTGCATGTACGGAAATTTCTATTTGAGTTAGTCTATCATTTAATTCCATAATGTCTGTAGTATTACGTTCTATATCAGACATCATCATAGATACAGTCCACACAATAGCTGCACCTTGAATTATTAAACCAAATACAAGTGTTATAGGAACACTCTTTGATAAATGCCAGTTATCATTGCTCATTTCCTTTTTCTCCCTTGTCAGTAAGCACGATGCTAATCGGTTTCTTTTCTGTTATTTCTTGCTCTACTTTGTCGGGAATTTTCTTATAGCCATAGGCCATTAAGTTATTAATAAGAGTTCCTTGAGTAGCAATGAGTTGAGCATAAGCACCAGAACCTTCTTTTACTTTATGTGTATCTAGTGCATGTTGTATTTCTGTATATTTTTTGACCATCATCTCAATAGGATCAAAACTTAGCTCCTCCAACTTCTTTACAGAAGCCTTAGAGTTAATATTTTTAGAACCTTTAGGACGTCCAGCGCCTTCCCGCCGACCGCCCATCTGAGGTTTAGTCGGATGAGGATTTCCCATGGTTTTCTCCTGAGATTTTTCTGGATTGTTTTTCAATTAAAATTTTTTTATAAAAAAATTAAATAATTAAAGAATTTCTATAGTAAGTCTTTAAAATATAATAATAAAACAATAATTAGAGTATTATTTAAAGTATCACCTTAAGACCACCTTATTCTTAAACGTCAACTATCGTCAAATGCTTATATCTATGATCTGTCCCTGACCCATTTGAGCCCTTTTTATGTAATATTGATCCGATAGTTCTTTATAAAATTCTTGCATAATTTTGTCAGCTTTAATCTGCCAATCGTCTGACAAAGGCATTTCTATTCGTTCTCTAGTAGCTACTTTAAGAGCTTCTAGCCGTTGTTCTTTTTCTTTATCTAAGTTTAAAGGTTTATGTATAGCTTGTATATCAAAAGGCATGTTACTTACTGCTTTAGTTTCCATTATCATTCTCTTCATTTTCATTAGATGTAATGTGGCTTTCTATAAAGTCATATACTTCTTGCATATCTAATTTAGCTGCAGCACAATATAATACTAGTTTTAATCCTTCTTCTGCTAGTAATCCTCTGGCGTGGGCATCCAAATGAAATTGATAAGTAGCACTGCCATCTTCATTTTCTTCTATTGTTTCTACTCCGATTATTACTGCATCTTTATTCATCTATAACTCCATTGAAAAAAAAAAAAAAGATCTCCCCAGTACCCCCCTAACAGCATTTAGCCATTAGAGAGGTACTAGGGAGAAAGTTTAATAATGCGTTATTATGTGGAGGATAAACGCATTACATTATATAACCGGAAACGTTTTCAATACGTCCAGTAAAGCATTGATTGTTATCATCCCAATTGAGTTTATACTCACGGTTTTTATAGCTAACAATCATAAATTCGTTATTATTTAGATCTATTTTCGTTATAACAAAGTCTACAATAAGATGAGAACTTCTTCCGTTGTTTGGTACAAAAATTTCTGTTGTAGTCATAGTTTTTCTAATTCCACAAACTTTACTTTTTCGGGGTTGTGCATAGTTTTAACAAGGTTAATATATTTGTTAGCTACTACTATAACATCCGTAAAAGGTTCAGAAATAAAACCATCAGGACTAAAAGTAATCCATCTATCTTCAGAAAAACGTCTTTCTATCATCACTTTATTTAAATTATCTAAAGCTGATTCGTTAGGATCAGTTACAACTATTTCTGTTGTTGAACACTTATTCCATACATAATCTATAAGATTTTTAGTAAAGTCATCTACCCCGTAAATACAAACAACACCTCTGTTTTTATATAATTTCCAATAATCTTCAGCAGATGTTTTAGGATTATGCTTTAATTTAACTTTAGTAGCTGCCCTTCCTCTTGGTTTAGCTTCATTCTTTTTCGTCATAAGACTTTAAAGACTCCCTTAATTCGTCCATAAGTTTTAATTTAGCAGATTCCATGATAGCAATATCTGCGCGTAATTCTATAAGTTTACTATCTGTTACACCAATAAGATTAATTATTGTTTTAGACCTGTCTTCTAACTTATCGATTTGATACTCTTTTTCCTCAAATGTTAAGGTTCTTATTTGAGTTCCCTCTGTCATTTTATTCCTCATTTAAACAAAACTCGCAGAAGTCCTCTTTAGAAGGACTCCCGCAACTAACACATTTTTTTAATTTCATAATTTATATTTTATTCCTTCAAAAGGCATATCTACACACTTTGTTAATGCAATTGCACTAGGTTTAGGTTTAGTCCTGTTAAACCTTTCTTGGATAAGAACCCTGTCAGTTTCGCACATGTCTCCTGTAGGGTACATAACTTGATTTGATTGAATGCTAAAGTTTCCTTCAAACATTAGCACGATTATTAACACCCACATTTATGCCGCTGGGTCATAATCCTCCCACTCCTTTTGCTCGTCCGGCTGTCCGTCATCTTCGTCATCACCTAGCTCGTTTTCAACATCTTTTATAGTAAGTTTAACGGCGTCACCGAATATTTGTTTAAATATATCATGCAATGTTTGGTCTGTATTAAAGTCTAAACCTTCTTGCACGTAATTGTCATAAAGTTCATCAATATATTCGTCTATTTCAAAATCTTCTACAGTCATAGGGGTAACAATCCTAACTTACTTAATAAAATTAAACCAATCCATGTTGTAATCATACTGCTGATAGCAATACCACACAACCAACCTATTACTTTAACTAATATATTTAATTTATCTTCTTCTTTATTCATTGTATTTCTCAATTAAATTTCACAACCACCAGCAACACAAGCTAATTCTTGAGCGCCACTTGTTTCATCTTCTATTTCATAATTAGGTAATAATTTAAAGTCTACATCTTTAGGAAAATTATGAACAGCTTTTATATAGTCTTGCTCAGTACAAGGGGCATAAGGTGCTTGTGCGTAAGTATGCTCAGTATACGGCAAGAAACTAATTCCGGTTACACTATCAAAGTTCTTATAAACCCAATCTCCTACTTCCAACCATTCATCTTCCTTAATATAGACAGTTACAGAAACAGAATGCTCAGACCACCAAGTTTGGTAAGTTAACCAATTTTCAAGTTGCTCTATAGCAGTTTGATTGTTTGCAAGCACTGCATCTTTAGGAGACTTAATTGGGAAATAAAACACAGTAGTTTTATCCATATTCATTGCGTCTGGTTCCCAAGGAACTCCCT